GGGCGTCCAGTTACATTCTTTGTAAGCGGTCAAGACAGAGAAATTGTAGAGAATGAATGTCATATTCCCACTGATGTGGATTGTTTTAGGTATGACTCAGCACTGTTAGATGCGAGAGTTAGTCCTCAATTTATAGGTAAGGATAATAATTTATACGCACCTAATAAAGTTGATGGAAATGTTATTCAAGATGGCGGTGTTGATGTTTCCTTGGCGAGTTTTAATGCTGGTACTTATGGTGATGGCAATACATCTACCGATCCAGGGTGGCCTGACCCGGCTAACGGGAATTTCGGTGGTGACCCAACTGGCGAACCAATACAAATAGTTTAGGGTATTTTATGCAATGGCTAGATAATCAATTAGGTATTTACTTCGATTCAAAACTAGAAAACAAAGAAGTAGTGCTTAATGACGAGTTTGTTAGAAATAACTGTATGCAGATGCATGACGCTTTCGTTGAAGGGCGTCATTTAATTGCAATAGAATTTAATACTTCAGAGGATAGAGAGCATTTTCTATCTTATTACGAGGCTCCAGAAGGGGCAGAAATAGTTAAATAGAGGTTAATATGGGCACCGTATACGCACCATTTACAGAGGAAACTTGCACTGGCACTGGCGCTACTATAACGCTTACTGGTGCCGTTGCAGACAGAATCCCTTTTAGTCGTAATTTTAATGTCGGCGACCCAGTTGCTTATACTATTGTCGATGGGTCCAATATTGTTAGTGGTATAGGGGAGTATTCTGCAGCTAATCAAATCACTCGTTATGACTTATTTCAAGATAACGGAACTACATCAACGCTTTATCCTGGCTCTAACTTAACTTTATCAGGGGGAACTCATAATATTAAATGTGAGATGATGCCAACTGACAACGGGTTTGCGCCAGTAAGATACAATACTAGAGCTTTTCTAGGGCCTTGCGGCTCTTACGGTAGTTCATTTGCAGGATTTGCAGCTAATACGCTTTACTATCAGAAAATGAGGCTTGAAGAGGGCGATGCTTTTACTGTTTTAGGGTTAAATGTTTCGGGAAGTGCTGGAGGTAGCGCTAGGGTTGGTATTTACGCGCCTAATGAAAACGGTGAGCCTGGAAAACTTATTGTTGACTCGGGTGTTATTGACACAACTGCGACGGGTGATAGAGAAAACACGGGGTTGGATTTTAAGTTGCTTCCAGGTACTTATTTTGCTGCAGTTGTTTCGGATACTAATATTGATTTAACAGCATCAACCAACAATGAATTAATTATGAACGTTGGTAGTAACTCAGGTAATTTGCCAATTATGCATTATTCAACGTCATTTACGTTTGCAGCTTTACCTGATCCAGCTCAATTAACTAGCTTGGGAACCAATACATCCAGAGCATTAATGCTTTACGCGGAGTAATAATTTATGCCAATCGGAACTAATGCCATAGGAACGGTTGCTATCGGTGCGTCCGAGGCTGCGGCAGCTAGTCCGTCAATAACTGACATAAACACCAATGAAGAGATAACAAACGCTCAAACTGGTAACACAATTACTTATGCCGACTTCGATAACCAGTCTGGCACATTTACTTTAGCATTAAGAAGTACTGCAGACGCCAACGCATCCACTGATTGTACTAATGTCTCATTAGCGGCAGGCTCAGGAACTTTTGATGCGCCCGATCTTAAAACAATTGGTGAAACACCAGTATTAAGCCATCCCTTGGCAACCACAACTAACAATGATGTAGAGGCTTTCTTAGAAGAGTCTATTGCCGCACAATCGGCTTCTTTGTCAATTACACTGTTAGTAGAGGCTGGGTATGAAGCGATAGAGGTTGTTAGCGCTAGTACTGCAGAAGGCTCTATTCTAGAAAATGTAACACTTCCAATAGTCGATGAATCAATTATGATTGGCGGCACGGATAACAATTCAGCTCTAGCGGCAAACGGGATAGTTACCACTGATCAAACAACAGGAACTAGAGATTATTGGTTATGGAAGAAGGACGCCGGCACCGCTGAGAAGATTATCTTTAATTTGGGCGGCAGCATAGACCCTGCTACACTAGGCCCTGAATCTAAAATTTCATTACAACTAGGTATTTCATTATGAGCAGAACGCAAACATCAAGAACCTTTGAGAATGCCACTCCTAGCGATACAGAGGTGCTTAAAGACGTTAGAGCGCTATATATCACTGCAGACGGAGACTTGGCATTAGAGGATAGTTCAGGCAGTCAGGTAGTTATTCCTGTGGTATCAGGCCAAGTATTACCTTTTGCGGCAACCAAGATACTATCAACAGGTACAACCACTGCAGCAGCAGTAATCCTTTATTAGGGGATGTCATGCCTTTCAAAGAGATTAAATCAGGTAAAGACAAGGGCAAGATGAAAAGCCCTAGCGGAAGAGTAATGACTAAAGCTCAAGTTAGAGCGTATTATGCTAACAGCAAGTCAGCAGCTAAGAAAAAGAAGAAGCCCGCTAAAACAACCCGAAGGAAGAAGTATTAATGCAACACAAACGAATAGGTGAATACAGTAAAGGTAGTTGGGTTAGACCTCAATCGGTATCTGACCAAGAAAAGAGCTTGCGTTATGACTTGCTAACTTGCAAAGACCCTGAAGAAAAGGAAAGAATTAAACTTAAGATAATTGAGCTACAAAAGTTAAGGTAATGGAGAAAGAAGCTAAGCAACGAATATTTAATCGACTGTTTAACTCAGTCCCAAGATTTATTTGGATAATATGCGCTTCTTACATGACGATAGTGTTATCAACTGTAGTTGCCTTACTAATAGCTAGAGTCGATGCAGACGATCATATTAATCGTTACATGGAAATACTATTAAAGCGAGAAGAAGCAAAGAACATGTGTAATCAACCTCAAATAGGCATAAAAACAATAGAGGAAAGGTTACAGCACTTAGAATCATTAGCACATAAGAAAGGCGGGTAGATGGCTAAAGTAGGTAGACCAACAGATTACACTTTTATATATGGGTTAGTTGATCCAAGAGATGATCGTGTTAGATATATAGGTAAGTCAAACAACCCAGAAAAGAGACTTTACGGTCATATTAGGGATTCTTTAAGAAGAGTTACAAAATGTGGTTCATGGATAAAGAAGTTAAAAAAATTAAGCCTCGAACCCAATTTAATATACCTGAAAAGAGTTAAGGTTGATTTTTGGCAGAGAGCAGAATCACTATTAATTGAGCTTTACAGAAGGGAGTATGACGATCTCTTAAATATGGGCAACGGTGGGGAGCAGCCTTATTGCAGCGATGAAGTAAGGGCTTCTAATGGAAGGAAGGTTGCTAGAAAGATTCACGAAAACCCAAAACTAAAGGAGATGTGGAAGCTAAAGCATCGTCTAGGTATCGCTCTTAGGCAAGGTTATGTATCTAAAGAAACAAAAGATAAGATGAGGTCTCTTGCTAACAGGTATCCGATCCAATTTTCATCATGGAGTAATATATAATGCCAGCACCTAAAGAGAATCAATTTTGGAAAGCTCGCACTACTCATGGTCGAAAAAAGATATTCTCCGACAAAGAGGTGCTTTGGGATGCCTGCCAAGAATACTTTGAATGGGTTGATGAAAACCCTCTAATTGAACTAAAAGCATTCTCTAATGGAGAGCAAGCGCACTTACCTAAGATGCGAGCTATGACTATCGGTGGTCTTTGTATATTCCTAGGGATCTGTCAGGATACTTGGTTTAGATATGCGAAAGATAAAGATTTTTCAGATGTCACAACGCGTGTGGATGAAATAATTAGACAACAGAAGTTCGCAGGGGCCGCTGCAGACCTCTTAAACCCAAATATAATAGCTAGAGACCTAGGGCTTAAAGAGCGTACAGAAACCAAGCATAGCGGCACTGTAGGCGTAAGAGATGTATCTGAAATGACAGATGAAGAGCTTGAGGCTGAGCTAAATCGAGACGATTAGACATAAATGAGCCGAGTAAATATAGCCAATAGTCCAAATAAGCCTGATCGGGCCGTTTTAGAGCGCAGAGTATTAATTAAGAGAGAGCTTGAGAGACGGCGTAGGGATAAGCTCGCATTTACTCAATGGAATCAATTCTACGACTGGCAGAAGGAATTTGCTAAATCCACTTATGAATACTTTGAATCATGCCTTTGTGCTGCCAACCAAATAGGCAAGACATTTACCGGAACTACGATTGACTCATTCCATTTAACTGGCGAGTATCCAGAAGATTACCCAGGCCACAAGTTTGACTTTGCTCCTTTATGTTGGGGTCTTGGTTATTCCATGGAGAAGTGTAGAGACTTGCTTCAAAATGCTTTGTTTGGCGAATATGTTAGTGGCGAGTTTCAAGGTGGATTAGTCCCTAAAGACAAAATAGTCAGTTGGGAATCAGCTATGGGTACTCCAAATGCTATGCGAACTGTAAGAGTTAGGCATGTTAACGGCGGCATATCGACGATTCAATTCTGGTCCTACACTCAAGGTCAGCATGCCATTATGGGTGATGTTGTTGATTGGTTTCATATTGACGAGGAGCCAAGGGACCAAACAATTAGGCCTCAAGTATTAACGCGTACTATAAATGGCGATAAAGGTAAAGGTGGTCGAGGGATTTATACATTTACTCCAGAGAATGGCAGAACCGACCTTGTTGTTAAATTTATGGATGACCCAAGCCCTGACCAATTCTTTATGCAGAAAGGTTGGGATGATGCGCCGCATATTACTGATGAAAAGAAAACTAGGTTATTAGAGCAGTATCCCGATCACCAAAGAGATATGCGTACCAAAGGCACACCAATGCTTGGTCATGGCCGTATCTATGATTTATCCGATGATTTTGTGTTGTGTGACCCTTTTGAAATACCCGAACACTTTAATGTGATTAACGGTATGGACTTTGGCTGGGACCATCCTCAAGCCTTTGTTCAAATAGCTACCGATTTAGATAACGATATCGATTATATTATTCACTCATGGAAGCAATCGAGAGTTAGCGCTAATGACGCTTGGGGCGCTGTTAAAGATTGGGCACAACAATATCCAGTCGCATGGCCTCATGATGGATTGATGCATGAGAAAGGCAGGGATAATGCTGCTCAGCAGAAAGACCACTACAGTGATGCGGGTTTTAATATGTTGTTTGAGTATGCTCAATGGGTGGATGGGGGCAACTCTGTAGAGAACGGCTTATACGAATTATTACAAAGAGCACGCAAAGGTAAGTTAAAGATATTTAGAGGTCAAACCGACCTAATGAATGAATGGCGACAGTATCATCGTGATGAGAAAGGTAAGATAGTTAAATCGATGGATGATTTGCTAGATGCTATGCGTTATGCCTATATGATGAGGCGTTTTGCTGTTCGTAAAGGGGAGCTGTATAATAGACAAAAAGTTTACATACCTAAACCATTGAAAACTATGGGAAGAACTAGACGATGCTAACGCTCGATGAATTAAAAAGCATGCATGACAAGGCGTATCAGGCCAATCAACAGACCCGTGAAGAAGCCGCCGATGATTTGCTTTTTTACTGGGTTAGTCAATGGGACGATCAAGTACTCAATTCCTCTCAGCTTCAGTATCGAGGCGAGTTTAATATCTTAAGAAAGGCTGGACGCCAGATAATGGCTGACCTAGACGCCAATCCTGTTCAAGTAGACTTTGAGCCAGAAGATGAGTCAAGAGAAGGTTCAGGCGAGCTAATGGACGGTCTTTATCGTAACTCTGATAGAGATAATACAACGATTGACTCTTATGAAAACGCTAAGAATGAATCAGTAGTTTGCGGTGTTGGCGCATGGGAATTATACACAGAATACGAATCGCTTAAGTCAGGCAATAAGAATCAGGTTATCAAGCGCAAGCCTATCTATGAAGCTAACAATAAATTGTTTTGGGACCCAAATGCACGACTACTCGATAAGTCAGATGCTTGTTATTGTTCTAAGTTAAATTCCTATACGCCTGAAGGCTATCGCAAAATGGTTGAAGACGTGACCGGCGAAGACCCAGGGGAGGTAACCCCAGAGGATTTTGGAACGCCAGAGCATTCATATACATTCCCCTGGTTTACAGGGACCAAGCTAGTATTTGTTGTTGAGTTCTTTTATCGAGAAAAAGTTAAAGACCGATTACTTACCTTAGTTGATTTTATGGGTCAAGAAACCCAAGTGCTCGAGTCTCATTTAGAATCTGTAATGGATGAGCTTATCGATGATGGGTATACGATAGTTGATGAAAAAGAAGTAGAACGTTATGAAGTGACTAAGTATATCGCTAGCGGATTAGATATTCTTTCGTCCGAAAAGATAGCTGGTGAAAATATTCCTGTGATTCCTTTGTATGGTGAGCGTGCGTTCGTTGAAGAAGAGGAAGTGTGGCAAGGTGTTACGCGTTTAGCTAAAGACCCTCAAAGGCTACGTAATTTCCAGTTATCTTATTTAGCTGACATCGTAAGTCAATCACCTAGAAACAAGCCTATATTTAACCCAGAGCAGGTTCAAGGGTTTGAGTGGATGTATGAGGAAACAGGCGCGGACAACAACCTTCCTTACTACTTAATGAACTCTAAGGACGCTAAAGGTCAGCCATTGCCGGTTGGTCCTGTAGCTGAAATGCCTGAGCAAAAGGTGCCTACATCGCTAGTTGCTATGACAGCAGAGTCAAGGCAGGCGGTTGAAGATGTTGCTAGCCCAGGACTTCCGCAAGATGTTGCTGATCCAGATTTATCAGGCAAAGCTGTGCTTGCATTACAAAATCGAGTCGATATGCAGTCAATGGTTTACCAGAATCACTTGAAGCACGCTAAACGCCGAGATGGTGAGATTTACGCTAGTATGGCTGTTGAAGTGTATGACGCTCCACGCAAGGTCACATTAGCAACGCCAGATGGAAGAACCAAAAAAGCTGAGTTATATAGCACTGTTATCGATAGAGAATCAGGTGAGTTAGTTGTTTTGAATGACCTTAGAAGTGCCGAGTTTAAAGTTTATTCTGATATCGGCCCATCTTACTCAAGTCAAAAGCAGCAAGATAAAGAAGAAATTATTCAGTTAATGCAAATGACGCAACCTAACGACCCTATGCAAAATATTCTTATGATGAAGTATATCGCTATCTCAGGTGGAAATGACTTTAAGGATTTAAGAGATTACGCTAATAAACAGTTGATTTTGCAAGGTATTAAGCCGCCTGAAACGCCTGAAGAAGAAATGATGTTAATGCAAGCTCAACAGGCTCAAGGTCAACCAGATGCAGTTATGGTCGCCGCTATGGCTGAAATGGAAAAGGCTAAAGCCGACCAGATGCGAGAGCAGCGTGAAGCTAGTAAAGATATGGTGGATGCTCAAGTTAAGCTTAGTAAGAATGAGATTGACCTGTATAAGGCTGAAACCGACAGAATGGATACAATGATTGATGCTGAAAAGGTTGGCGCTGATATTCGTAATACTGATGCGGATACCGTGGGTAAAGCGATTGATAACCAGCAGAAGCGATTTGGACAAATAAGGGCAACTCTACAATAACTTTTAACTACTAAAGAGTTGTTATATAATGATTTTACCGCTAGCAAGCGGGTATAAATATGCGATTACCTTTTAATTAAGGGCTTATCGTTGGCAAACGAGGAAATGTAAATGCAAGTAAAAACCCTGGAAGAGCTGAAAGCTGAAAACGCTCAAGCTGAAGAAGAATCTACACCAGTCACCCCAGACGATGTAGAGGAAATTGAGGTAGAGGCGGTTGAAGAAGAATCTGAAGAAGTTGTTGAGGCTGGGGAGTCTGAGCAGCAATCTGAAGAGGAAGAATCAACAGAAGCGTGGATGCAAGCGGACGAACAGGTGTCCGATGATAGTGACGATGTTAAGTTTACCGATCATGATGTCGCTGCGGCTAAGAGAAATCTTAAAGCGAAGCTTGAGAAGAAACATGACAAGGTTGTCGAAGAGTTAAAGGCTAAGATTGAGGCCTTAGAGTCTGGCAAAGTAACCGGTGTTAATGAAAGCGTAAGCGATTCTAAAATGCCAACACTTGAAGATGTCGACTTTGATGAGGCTAAGTTACAGCAAGCAACTGCTAAATGGTATGCCGATCAACTGAATGCGAAAGCGCATGAGATTACAGCCCAGCAAGCTAGCGAGCAACAAATCAAAGCCGCCCAAAGAAAACTCGACGATGCTGTTGAGAGTCACTATGAAAGAGCGAGCAAACTCGTTCAAGAGAGTGGTATTAGTGCTGAGAAGTACCAAGAAGCTGGCGTTAACTTAATGCAAGCTATCGATGATGTTTTACCGGGTAACGGTGAGATGGTCACTAACAGTTTAATTGCTAACTTAGGTGAAGGTTCGGAAAAGGTAACTTATTATCTTGGAAGA